TCACGAAGACGCATGGTATTGATGCCCGACACGTCAATAGCACGTTGTCCTCCCGCGCTCATTTGTGGATTAGGCAGAATTTAAACGTCCAATATACCATCCGATATCAAAATACTGTCCATATCCTTGACGAGGCTGGAGGCTGTCGGGAGCAGGTTGAGACGCCAAGGCCTGAACTTCGGAAGACGAGATGGCCCGAGGCCAGTAAGAGACGCGGGCAACAACACCGTCCCAGCTGGACCCCGTCGACACTCCGGCCTCATTCTGTTCGGGAAGCTGTCCGAGTGTGTGGTGCTGGCGCAGAGTCCCGTTGATATAGACATCCATAGACTGCTGATTGACAATCATCGCAAAGTGGATCCATTTCGCGGCCGGAATGTTCGGGATGAGCACGGTCTCATCGGCACCGAACGTCTTGACTCCGAAGATGAGGGAGTTCGAGGTTGAGTCGATAGAAATACGAGGAGTGCCCGCCTTATCAAGAATGGTGCGGGGCTTCCCATATCCAACGGTGAAGTCGTTAATGAGAATCCAACCAGAGTAGGTGAACACCATGCCCTCGGGCTGGTTGAAGGACCGAGGAATCGAGTCTGTAAAGGGACTCTTTACGCTGCCACGCTGCGATCCAGACACGATAACGATCTCATCTGTCTTTTTTACGGTTGACAGATACCACAGGAGACCGGCAAGTCCCACGACCAAGACGACGGCAAGAAGACCCCACATTGTTCTTTATCTAGAAACAAAGCCCCGCGAACCAAGTCGCAAGGCCGGTATATTCTTTGTCTCGTTGGTCTTGGATGTTGCTGTCGACGGCGCCTGTCCCGCTGAGGATGCGGCCGTAAACAAGAAGGGGTGCATTGTGACCAGAGTTGCCTTTCGCTGGAAGTCAATTGTGGATGGATGGATCGTTCGCCCAGGAATATTGTAGATGTAGTGCACGCGCGACATGTCCACCTCATACTGCCTTTGCAGGAATCCAGACCGACTCACGCGAATGGTCCAATCCAGGTCCTCCCCATAGGTCGCATCTTGGAAGGAGAAGAACTTGGCAATATCTGACATGATAGGATTCAGATGATTGGGTGGGCGCTGAAACACAGGAGGATCGCTGGCACTGCACATCATCGTCGTCAGATTGAACTCGGTGCTGTGAACAAAATCGTATGCCCCCATCCGGCCGACAAGGCGCATAACCTGAAACCCCCCACCTATCGTGGCAACCACATCCTCGATATAGGCGTCAGTGATATCGTCGTCGTCGTCAATGAAAGCGAGATACTTGCCCTTGGCGCCCTTCTTGAGTCTCTCCCGTTTCACACCGATGGACGTCTGACGATTGTCTCGGTCGATACAAAACTCGACTCGAAGCGTGGGGGCAAGGCGCCCGAGTTTCTCACGTATCGAGGCCAAGAGTGTCTCCCGCTGCGCATCACGCTCCACGAGGGTCGGAATGAGAATCGACAGGTCATACTCATAGATCTTGCGGGAAATATAGGTCATCATATCCGTTGAGAAGAAGCGCTGGTTTGACAGGTATAGGTTGTCCGTGCTTGCATTTCCTGCGGCCGGATGTTCGTGGCGGATAATGATCGTCGGTAGGTAGAGTGTCTGATCCTTGTAGGTTGTGAGACACAGGTCTGTCAACTCTGTGTCACAGAAGAAGCTCTTGTAGCAGGGCTCGTAGATGTGTCCTAGACGATTGAACATGGTTCGTCCATAGATACACAGGGTGTTGAGATCCTTCCCCTGATACCCATCGTTAAACCAGAGAATCCCGTTCGTATCCGGAAACCGACTGCGCATGTGACGGCGAATCACATCGTCGTATCCGTGCATCTGGGGAATCATGTCGTCCGAGACCAAGACAACAATGTCCCACGGATACTGAATCTCGTCCATGTTCGCATTACAAGCTTCGATCTTCGATTTGTTGTCACTGTAAAAGATGTGATACCACGAGACCTTGCCCAACAAAGAGGAGAGGCGCGCTTGAACGGCAGAGTTTGTCATGGAGGCATCGTCGTTGTCGCACGATATCGCAACCCCAAGATCTTCGGGTCGCGATGCGTACTGAACATATTTTGTAAGAGTTGACATGACCTTCTCGGGCCGACTCCGGGTCGGACATTTGAGTAGGATTTTCATTGTCTTTTGGTGTGTTGATATTTTAGACTGTATAACTAGAAAGTTCCTTGCCCGTCTTGTCGATTGTCGAGAAGCGGAAGGTGTATCCGAACAGCGTGATAAAGGTATCGGACGAGGGTGGGGCTCCTGCGCCCGTGGTCGGCGCCGGTGCTTGGCACGTGGTTCCGGCCGAGAAGAACGACTTGGCGTCTGCGGGACCCAACATTCCGCCGTAGCTGTGGACATTGCATATCGAGCCGGAGAACCCGCCGGTGTCATTGAGGACGATGTCACCCACGGCGGGCTTCGGAACACCTGGCAGGACGACCGACTTGACCAGCCGCCCGTTGATATACACGTCCATGTTGCGCTGGAACACCGTGACGGACACCGAGAACCACGATTGCAGAGGCACGTTCTCGACTGTGCAGGTGTAAGAATCCCCTGTGGTGCTGGCACCGGGGTTCGCGGCACCGGCCGTGTTGTCCGACGGATACACGCTCACGCGGACATTGAGACTGTTGTCTGTTGGGTGAAGCGAGATGAACGGGTTGACGGTCGCATTGTTGCCCGACGCTATGCGTTTCAGGACTGGCTTCTCCACACCAAAGTGGTAGTCCCAATCGCTGATATACATCCAGAATTGGAGTCCATAGTCAGACCCCGTGCTCAGGGGAGCATCCCCCGCCGAAATGACCGTGCGGGTCTTTCCGTCAATGGGGGCCGGCACCTTATCTCCCGAGGAATCGGGTCCTGTTCCCGAGGTGGGAAACAGTGTCACGGCGGGCTTCCCCTGGCTCGTGCGGATGTAGTTGTAAAAGGCGAACCCGAGAAGCAAGAGAAAGACAGCACCGATGACCCCCGCGAGAATGCCACCGAATCCGGAGGACGACTTGGGGGCCGCAGACGGTGTAACAGACTCCGAGAGGGACTCGGCGGCGTCCGACAGCGTGGACGCTACCGTCGGCTTTGAGGAGAAGAGTCCCATTTATGTTTAGGAAGGAACTTTCTTGATAACGCCCTGACTAAGACAATGGAAAAACGAACGCTGGGTCCAAGTACTCATATGCCTTCCAATATGTACTGCAACAACTGCGGTCAAAAGGGACACATATTTCGAACGTGTCGCGACCCGGTGTTGTCGTGTGGCATCTTCCTGCTGGATAGTGCCACCCTGCCGGCAAGCCCGACACGGACAAACATCCTCATGATACGTCGAAAGGATAGCATGAGCTTTGCCGAGTTCATTCGAGGCAAGTATGAGCCAACCAATCTTCCTTACGTCTCGAGTCTCGTCCAGAACATGACGCTCAAGGAGCAGAGTCTGATTGCCTGCGAGACCTTTGAGGCCCTATGGAAGTATCTCTGGGGTGACGATCGATCGTCGTCGGACTTCAATATGGCGCGAGACAAGTTCAACTCTCTTGATCGTGTGGCCCTGATGCGGAACAACCTATCCGTCTACACCGAACCCGAGTGGGGCTTCCCCAAGGGCCGGCGTATGCGCGGCGAATCGGATATCGACTGCGCCCTCCGCGAGTTCTCCGAGGAGACGAACATCCCGCGCGAGTCCTTCATTGTTCTCAAGAACATCGTCTTGGAAGAGACCTTCATGGGACTCAACGGGGTCCGATATCGCCATGTCTACTTCGTTGGGTTGTTGAAGAAGGATGCACAGATCAATCTGACACAGAAATTTACGCCGATGCAGCGGCGCGAGATTTCTGGACTGGGATGGAAGACCTTTGCAGAGGCAGAGGCGCTGATACGTCCTCACCACATTGAGCGTCTGAATATGTTAGATGAATTGCGGGATATCATGCAGACCTTTGAGACGAATCCACTCTGAATGAATGATTATCTGAACGATTAGAACTTGAAGTTATACAGATACACCGTCGCCGCATAGGAGACGACGGCAATCGTAAAGATCCACCACCACAGGGGGAACACCGTGGCCTCACGATCCTGTGTGCCAAAGGGACGAATCCGTCCCTCTCGACCAAACGCAATCGCGGGTTTCAGGTAGAGAAAGGCAGCCAACAAAAACAGATAGATCGTCACCATTGTGACGCGATGGTTTTTCCTCATTATCAAATCAACAGTAAAAACAATGGCGAGACCCTACGTTCTACCGAATCGTAAGGCCTTCGCGGACCATATCACACGTATCTTCCTCAAATACCGCGGCCGCGACGTGGACGACGATGACAAGGACGTGGATCTGTGCACAAAGCGCGGTAATGCGCGGGAGTTGCTGCCCCACCAGAAGATTGTGCGCGAATACCTCTCGGCGGAGACTCCCTATCGCGGCCTTCTCGTCTACCACGGTCTCGGATCCGGAAAGACCTGCTCGTCCATCGCTGTGGCAGAGTCCTTGGTCTCCGACCGGCGGATCTACGTGATGCTCCCGGCGTCCCTGGAAATCAACTATCGCGGCGAGCTCCGGAAGTGTGGTGATCCCATCTATGCCTACGAGCAACACTGGGAGATGCGTGCCCTGTCTGACGACACCCGGGCCGAGGCCAAGAAGCTCGGTATCTCCGATGGTTTTCTCGATCGCAACGGTCGTTTTTTCGTCACCATCCCCAATGCGGCACCCAACTTTGACACTCTGCCCAAGGATGCCCGCGACATCATCGGCAAGCAGATTGAGGACATTATCGATCAGCGCTTCACCTTCATTCGCTACAACGGGTTGAGCAGCACCAACATCGAGAAGGTCGCGCCCGCCGAGGGAGACAATCCCTATGACAACTCGGTGGTGATCATCGACGAGGTGCACGAGTTCATCTCTCGTATCGTGAATATGTCGGATGTGGCTCGGAAGTTATATGACAAGATCTATTTTGCCAAGAACTGCAAGGTCGTGACCCTCTCCGGAACCCCCGTGATTAATCGTGCGATTGAAATTGCATTCTTGATGAATCTTCTGCGGGGACCCATCGAGCGCATCACAATTCCCTTGAAGGCTATCACGGCGTGGGATGAGGAAAAAATGAAGTCTGTCCTACAGGGGATTCCGGAGGTGGACGTGATTGAGTTCAACGCCCTGAAGAAGTATCTGATGGTGACACGCAACCCTCCCCACTTTCGCAGTGTCTACAACGAGGCAGGCGAGCGGACGGCTGTTCAATATATGAAGGACCTGCCCTTCACGGAGATCGCGGCCGACTGGGTGACCGGCTTCAAGAACAAGTTTGAGGTCGAGATCCCCGGATCAGAGTTGGCCATCGATCGTGTGACGACTGAGACGCTTGAGTGTCTCCCGACTGATCAGGTAGAGTTTGGCACGGTCTTTCAGGACGGCCTCAATATCAAGAACCCCATTCTGTTCGCCCGCCGCATCCAAGGCTTGGTCTCGTATTTCAAGGGAGCCGATGACCGTCTCTTGCCCAAGCGCGTGGATGACGACAAGATGCTTGAGGAAGTCCCCATGTCGTCCGAGATGTTTAGCCGGTACCTCCATGTGCGGTGGAAGGAAATCAAGCGGAGCAAGGGTCGCATCACCCCCTCCCAGGCAAGTGATGCCGAGATGAAGTCCTTCCGCGTCAACTCTCGCCTGGCGTGCAACTATGCAGTCCCACCCGATATGATCAAGGACGAGAACGAGGAGATCACCGAGGATGACGAGGAGCCTGGCAAGGAGGGTGTGCTCGACAAGCTTCGTGCGAATCCCGAACGGTTCCTGTCCCCGAAGGCTCTGGAGACCTTCAGTCCCAAGATCCTGCGCATGTTGACCAATGTGAATGAGACCTTGAAGTCGAGTCCCGAGTGGAAGAACCAGTTCGTCTATTCCCAGTACCGTAAGTTGGAGGGACTGGGCGTGTTCAGTGCCGTGCTGGACGCGAACGGATGGCAACCCTACCGCATCGTCAAGGAGAACAATCAGTGGGTCGAGGACAAGACCATGGATGCCGAGAAGCCCGCATATGCCTTCTATACGGGCGAGGAGGATGTGGACCAGCGCGATCTGATGCGCCAAATCTTCAACGAGCGCTTCGCCGATGACTTCCCGCCCAGTCTCAAGGCGTCTGTCGAGTCGCGGGGCAAGAAACTCCTCTGTATGCTGATGGCCTCCTCGAGTGGTGCGGCGGGCATCAACTTAGCCAACGTGCGTCACGTCCACATCATGGAGCCCCATTGGAATCCCGCTCGTCATGAACAGGTTATTGGACGTGCGATTCGTATTTGCTCGCACGCCACTCTTCCGATGGAGGAGCGCACGGTCCGCATCAGTTTCTATGTCAGTGTCTTCACGGACACACAGGCCAAGTCAACGGAGAACTCGTCCAACGTGGTGCCGATTCGTCGGTCGGATACCTCGACCAAGCGATACAAGGGTGAGCCCATCGAGGCCTTTATGACCACAGACGAGTATCTGTATGAGACCTCATTTGAGAAGGATATTACCAACAAGCGCATTACGCTGCTGCTGAAACAGGCCGCCGTCGACTGTGAAATTCATCGAAAACTCCATAGTCGTGAAAAGCCTGTGTTGTCGTGTATGCGTTTTGATAGTGCGTCGACAGGTGAGGATCTGGCCTTCAAGCCGAACATCAAGTCGGAGGAAACGGATTTGACCTACCTGCGAAACACCCAGCGGCGGAAGCGGCGGTTGCAGAAGGTCTTGATCAAGCAGATGGTGTTTTTGATTGATCCGGAGACCAAGGAGGTCTTTGATGGACCGGCCTTTGAAGATGAGCAGCGCCTTCTTCGTGTGGGACTCTTGACGTCTCCCACACAGATTACGTGGACGTTGCCTTGAGCACGTCGTCCAGCCACGGGTCACAGATACGCGACCACGACTTGAACTTGTATACCTTCAAGGAGACGCGCTTATCGTCCAGGGTGTCGAGGGCGCGCCCCATGGCATCGGCCACATCAGATACCATGAAGATCGGTGCATACGATCCCAGAGGCATGGATCCGGCAAAGTAGACACGATCCTTGGGAGGGATAAACTCGGCAACCGTCTCGTCCATGAATGAACGGAACCCTCCCACATCCGTGACAACCTGCGGGGCACCCGTGAACATGTGCTCCAGCTGGCACAGGCCATACCCCTCCCCGTCCGTCGTGTTAACGCCCACGTCGGCCGCGTTGTAGAGCTGGTTGATACCCTCATCGTTGATGATATTGGGAGGGCTCGTGTCCACGATGATACAACGAGGAAGGTAGGCCTCCACAGCAAGCCCGTGACGGGCCAGCTCCATCGCATAAATACGTCCGATATCATAGTAACCACCCGATTGGGGCGTCGTGTTCGTCGCAATCACCATATACAGAGGCTTGTCTGGGTTCCGCTTGACAAGCTCGGCAAAGCCAGCCACCGTGAGGTCGAGGCGCTTGCGCTGGCTGTTGCGATTCGCATTGAGGAACACGATGGCATCATGGGGCACGTTCAGATTCTTGCGACACTCAAGCTTCGCCTGCGCGGGCAAGACAGAGAAGACACCGGGGTCGACAGCGTGGGAGAGAACGCGAACGTCCGGATGGGTGCCGTATGCCAGAAAGGTCTCCTTCCACTCCTCGGTGAAGCAGTAGACGCGATCCGCGTGCTCAGTGATCTTGTTCATGAGTGGCTGGGCAATCCCGTGATATACCTGATCAACATACGTCCACAGCTTGTAGGGCGACTTGCCGCGCTCGTGCTTCATGGACTCAATGAAGCGATAGATAATGAGCGGGTCGTTGTAGATCATCACGATGTCGGGGTTCACCATGTCCAGATACTCATGGATCTTATTGAACCCAAATCCGTCCTCCTTGGGGTCCTCATTGGCCGCCGCATCATACTGAACCACGCCATCGGCCACCTTGCGATGGCTCGTGCGGTTAGGATGGCGCTGAAACCCAAAGTGATAGACCTTCACCATCGGGGTGAGGGTTGCAAGCTGACGAAGGAGATTGTGGGTGACCTTGGAGTATCCCGTTGTCTGATCGGTGTGCGTGCTCACCAAGACGAAACGCATACTTAAGTAAAAAGTCTACCGTATAAATAACAATGCAGGTGAATTCGGCACAGGACTACCTGACACAGCGGAAGCGCCAAATCGTGGCAGCAACCTATCACTCGATCCCTCCTCCTCAGTCCCGTAAGCACAACCACGTGTTTTTGTCCGCGATGGCGAACAACGCCACCCAGTATCAGCGCTTCATCATTCCGACACTTGCGGCGGGCGCTGGCGGTAAAGTCGGCGGGGCCACCTTCACCAACCTGTGCTGTGTGTCGAACGCCATCGGTGCTCCGGGCACCTTTAACACGGTCACGGATCGCGGTGTGGTTCGTAACAGCGTGATTCCTCCTCTGGGCGTGAAGGCCACGCAGGTGACAGTATAACTCTGTCGACGCTATAAGAAATTAAACAAAGACCCTATCTTAATACAAATGCCCGGCGGCCTCCTGCAACTGGTTGGCACAGGTGCTCAAAATGAGTTGGTGAATGGAAATCCTTCCATGACTCATTTTCGGGCCGTGTATCGTCGGCACACGAACTTTGCGATGGAGTCCATTCGCATGGGCTTCTCGGGGTCGAACCTCGAGTTTTCCAGCACGGGAACCAAGACGATCTCGTGTCGTATCGATCGGTATGCCCAGCTGATTCACGACACCTATCTCGTCCTCACCTTGCCGAACATCTGGTCTCCTCTGGCGAATGTTGGTTCAACGCTTCCGTCTGGGTATGGGGCAGGACTTAACCTTACCCCAAAGCCAAACTCGATTGGCTACGAGTTTCAGTGGATCGACAATCTTGGATACAATCTGATCGACCACGTCGACCTTGTCATGAACGGTCAGGTCATTCAAAGTATGACAGGTGAGTGGATGAAATTCTACTCCTACCTCACACATGACCGGAACAAGCGCCTGATTGTCGATCAGATGGTGGGAAATGTGACTGAAATGAATGATCCTGCAAACGCATACGATCGGCAGGGACAGTATCCTCACGCGGTGACTCCCCTGACAATTCCGTCGGCCATGCCGATGACCACCATTCCCGAGCCCTCGATCCGCTCCCGACAGCTGGTGGTGCCCCTCCACTTCTTCTTCGCAGAGAATCCGGGACTTGCCCTGCCACTGGTGTCCCTGCAGAATTCGGAGGTCTTCATTAACGTCACCCTTCGCAACCTGAACGACATCTACACCGTGATTGATGTCAACCCGACAAGCACGACATATGGACAGCGCGTTCGTCCCGTGAACTTCCCGCTATCCTTGTTCTTGAGTCCTCCGAAGGCAGATGGAACCCCGAGCAACCCGAGCCTTGCGACCTTCTTTCCGGACCCCTATCTCGAGGGCAACTTCATCTACCTCACGGAAATGGAAATGAACCAGTTGGCACAGGCCGATCAGACCTTCCTCCTCAAGACGGTCAAATACGTAAGTAAGGAAGGACAGTTCGGTGGAAACTCCGATGTGGAAATCCCGATGTTCAATCTGGTGACCCGAATCGTCTTTTCGTCCCAGCGTTCCGACAAGATCGCCATCAACGACTGGGATAATTACACGAACTGGGACTCGAATACCCGAGCTCCCTTCACGCCGTATAGCACTGATCCGCAGACGGCGATCCTCACCTCCGGTCAGCAACAGGTGACCTCCGTGTATCCCAAGTATCCTATGACGGATGCCGTGTTGTTGTTCGACGGCAAGGAGCGCTTCCAGACCAAGCCAGTCTCATACTTCTCCCTGCTTCAAATGTATCGTCACACGACGGGAGATACGGCCCTGCTGCCGGGCGTCTACATGTACTCCTTTGCACTGGACAACGACTCGTATCAGCCCTCGGGTGCCGTCAACGGGAGTATGTTTAACAAGATTGTTCTTCGGACGACCCTCCAACAACCTCTCCCGCAATCTGTGGCCGCGTCGTCGACCAACGTGGTCTGTGTTCTGAAGTCGACCGCACTGAGTGGCAACCCGACCATCGTCCCTGCGGCTCAGGTCAACATGTATACCCCTGATCAACTGCTGACAGTGGTCCAGACGAATGATAACATCATCTTCAACTACACCTATCACGTGGCAACCTACGTAGAGTCCGTGAACTTCCTGCGTATCGTATCGGGTCTCGCCAATCTTGTGTTTGCTTCTTAATAATGGCTACAATCAACAGCGTGCTGATTGGCGACGAGAGGACACAGCGCGATATTA